AGTTTTATTTTGGAATAGAGTCGGACGTGACCCGTTCTTTATGTATGTTGAAAATAGTCTTGAACTTGCCGATTCATATTGGGTTGAACATAATAGGAAAGTTGTATCATTACAAGAACAAAGTACAATTTCAAACGAAGAAGAAATAATTGAAACTAATGGACATGATTATGCGTTACACGCCATAGAAAGTTAAATAACATTAAATGGTGACGGCATAGCTCTAAACTTAAGTGCTTTGTTAAGATTTTCAGCTTCTCCTGCTTTTCTTTCAAGAAGTTTATCAGGACGAAGTCTTTCTAACCTTGCCATAAGTTCTTCAATCAATTTAGATTTTTCATCTTTTCCTTCCGTTATTAATGACGAATAATCTAATTTTATCGAGCTATCGGGAACTTGTAAGTCTCCTGAAAATTTACCCCAAATTCTACCTAAACCTTCTTTAGAATAGGCAATAAGATATTTTCTTACCCAATTCTGAGAAGGTTTATTTAATTCATCCCACGTTAATTGTTCAGTCATAACATCAGAAGGTAATTTAATAACGTCTTTGTTTTTCTTTAAACAAGTATCTCTATCCATAGTATCGTAATACCAATACCATACACGATAGTTATTACTTCTTAAATTTGTAAAATCAAATTTACCACCAGGAGTGTTATATAAATGAATTAATTTTTTACCTTCAGGACCTGCTGTAATTCTATACGTTACATCACCACCGATTAAACGGTTCTTGATATTTCTATCACCCATTCTTAATAATAAATCAAAAGCTGGCATCATAAAAAAAGAGCCTGCAGAACCTGTTTGAGCAAATCCACCCGCACTACCAAAACCTGCACCACCTAAACCACCGAATCCACCTAAAAACGGATCCACAATAGAATCTGTTAAAACCGCTCTTTGAAACCATAAAAGTTCGTTAATTTCTCTTCCTGCGGGAATTTCATAAACTTGTTGGTTTCTAACTATCTCAAAAAAATCCTTTTTTAATTCATTGTCACCACCCGCTTGTAAACCAACAATTTTTGAATATGAATGTGTGTATTGAGTTTCATAATCTAAACTACGAGTTGTAAATGCTCTACTCAAAGATTGCGTATCTACATTTAAACCCGCTAAAGCTGACCATTGAGATTCAATTAACCAATCACTTACATATTGTTCGTATTCGGATAATGATAACTCCATGAATGTATCCATTTGTTCTTCTGTAAGTTCAATACCACGAACAGGCATACCTAATAGGTGAAATACTTGTGTATATAATTTTTCTTTCTCTTCAGCGGAAATAATTGTAGCCATAATTTGATATATTCTTATAAATATCTTATATTTAAGTTATGAACAAAGCATTATTAGACTTATTTGAAACTGCAGGGAAAAATGATTTTGAATTTACCTATAAAACAGGTGAAGGTGAAAATGTATTAACTTTAGATTTAGAGAATAAAAAATTAACCTTAACAATAGGTGACCCTGAACATAAAGATTTAGATTTGATTCTAAGGGACGCTATTATGACTATTAAAGGAGACTCTTAATTAAATCTTTACTAAAAGATTCAGAATATTCCCCATCTCCCATTACTTGATCGATAATACCTTTTTTCTTTTGTAAGATATTATAAATGATTTTTTCTACCGTGTTTTCAAAAACTGGATAATAAACTAACACACTATTTTTTTGTCCATACCGGTACGCTCTATCTTCAGCTTGACTATGATGTGCGGGGACAAATGATAAGTCATTCATAATAACAACTTCGGCTGCTGTCAAAGTAATACCAACTCCGCCCGCCACTATATTTGAAATGAAGACTTTTACTTTATCTTCATTTTGAAACCTATCAACAGCTTCTTGCTTTTTTTCTTTAGACATACTACCGTTTAATATAACAGAATTTTTTTTGTACTTTTCGTGAATCATATCTAACGACATAGTAAAATTAGTGAATACAATCACCTTTTTACCTTGATCTAAACATTTATCGATTAATTCACAAGTATAGGGTATTTTTTCGTATGCAATTAATTGTCTAATTTTCATTAAACGATTTAATGTAACACTTATAGTTTCGTTGTCTTTTTTATCATTACTAATTCTTGTAAATTCCTCTAACTCCTCATCATACATTTTACTACTTAATTCAACAAATACCGGTGTAACAATTTTTTCAGGTAAATCAAGAATATCCGTTTTCATTCTACGAAGAACATATGATTTGGTTCTTTCTCGTAATTCATCTAAATTACTTGCTCCACTTGTATTCCATACTTTTCTATTACCAACTGAAAATTGATATCCTTTACAATATCTACGAACATAAGATTGCCAATTTAATGTTAAAGGTGAATCTACTATTTTTAATAAATTAAAATAATTTATTGGGCGAGATGTCATTGGAGTACCTGTTAATAACCAAACTCTAGGTATTGTTTCTAGGACATCATTTAATAAACGGGTTCTATTTGCTGTAGTGTTTGAAACATAATGCGCTTCATCGACAATCGCTAAATCAAATTTTTCATTTACCAATAATTTATAATCATCACTATCTTCACTCTTTTCTGTTGTATGATAATTTTTTAAAATATCATAGTTGATAATATAATAATCAAAAGTAGAACCCCATTTTCTTCCCTCAACAATTAAAACTCGTCTATCGGTATAGTTTTTAATTTCCCTGTCCCAATTGATTTTAAGGGACGCTGGACACACAATTAAAACTTTCTTAGCTCCACTCTCTATTGATGCAATAACAGCCGCAGTAGTCTTACCAAGTCCCATATCATCAGCTAGAATAAATTTATTATTTGCTAATAACTTCTCAATGGCAACTTTTTGATGTTCCATAGGTGGGCGAGTGTTATATGGACTATAATCAATAACTCTATTTAATTTTTTTTCTTCTTGAACTATTGCAGATTTTGGTAACCAGAATGCACTATTTTGTTCCGAATCTAAAATTTTACCCCAAATATGATATGCTTTATCCGATTCGCATAATAACTTTTCACACCAAATTTGTGTTGGCGGTAACGGTAAAAGTTTTTCTTCTTGTATTTTTTCACCAAATGTGGAAACAATATTAATATGTTTTTTTGCTACTTTAGGGATGGTATCCTTGTATTTGATTACATATTCAGATTGTGGACGAGTTAATTTAAAATTTTTTACATCTATAAATTTTCTTTTATATTCTAATAAAACATTATTAAACCCTTCATACGCTTGTAATATTTCTCTAGCTTCAATTTCTGGTATCATAGAACTCATAATTATTAATATAACTAAATAGATTCTAAGATTAAACTATTTATTACAATATGGATAATAAAATACCAATTACAAGGGGGGCTAAGTTTTTCGGACAAGATGATTTTGATTTACATATCAGAATGGGTGAGGAATATTTACACGGAGATTTGAATATGAAATTGGTTTTATATCGTGTAGACAGAGCTAAAACTGAAATTGATGATGTATATGCTGAAGTTGGTACTGATGAAATAAAATACTTTCCACCGATAGAATTTAATGGGTTAGTTAAAATTGAAGAGCCAAAAAACAGTTCATACAAAGGTGGTATTTTACACTACAATGAACCGGGAAATATGATAATTTCAGTTTATTTAAAGCATTTAGAAGAATTAAATATTGATATTAGATATGGTGATTTTATAGGTTATCCAGAGTCTGAAACAAGAACTAGATATTATACTGTGACAAATGACGGTAAAGTAGTTTCTGATAATAAACACAATATGTTTGGTTATAAGCCATATTATAGAAATATAACATGCTCGCCGGCACAAGACAATACATTTAGAGGAATATAATATGGGAATACCTAAGAAAAGAAAAACTGATATTCAGATTTACAAACAAGCTGACGGAACTGCAAGAAGACAAGAGTTATTGGATTTAATTACAAAATCCGATACCTATCTTCCCGATAGTATTTTACACGACGATTTAGATAGAGGATTTTTAGATTACGTTAAAAATACATTTAAAGTTGTTTCTGATGGAACTCAAATTCCTATTATTGATAAAATTTTAACAATACAAAGGTGGGGAGAGTTTACCCAAAACTGGTCATTTAGCGATGAGGATAATAATATGAAATTACCTTTTATTGCCACAATTAGAAGACCTGATGTTCAATTTGGAACAAACCCATCGGTACAAAGAACCATTCCTGATAGATACCAAATTTATTATGCCGCAGTCCCAAATTGGAATGGTACAACTATGGGCGCTGACATATATACAATACCTCAACCTATACCAGTAGATGTAACATTTGATGTAACAATCGTATGTAGTAAATTTAGAGATTTAAATAAATTTAATAAAATTATATTAAAACATTTTGCTTCTAGACAAGATTATACAACAATAAAAGGACATTACATTCCAATTATATTAGATAAAATTGAAGACAATAGTCCAATTGAAACAATTGATGGGCGTAGATTTTACATCCAAAATTATCAGTTTATCATGTTGGGATATTTAATAGATAGTGAGGAGTTTGAAGTTAAACCCGCAATAAATAGATTATTTACTATGTTTGAATTTGTAAATCAAAACGCCGTATCAAAAAAGTTTATAAGTAAAACTGTTGATATTGTAACATTTAATCAAATGTCCATTGGTGGGCAAGTTGTATATAACGTAGGAGAACCTATCGGTACTTTATTTACCGTAGCAATAAATGGTATTATACAAACTAAAGATACACACTATTATCATATTGCATATACTCCAAGAGTAACACTTTCTGAACCAGTTCCCGATGGTAGTATTATAACTATAATTTATTATAAAGGTAAAAACAGTGTAATTCTAGATAATTTTGGAAAGTTGTTAAAAGTTAATACTGAGATTTTTACCTATTCAACATATGTTAATTTCTTTCTGAAATATGATATTAAAAGTATTGTTACATTAGACGTTAATGGTATGGTTCAAACTGAAGGTGAAGCATTTGAAATTACCGGTAATAGAGACATAACACTTTTAGGTACTCCTACTGTTGGCTCAACTATTGGTATTACATACGTTTACTAATCGTCCCCGTATATGTCTTTCCTTTTAGGTTTTGTTAATTCTTCAATGTGTTTTTCTAAAACTTTATAGATTTTTAATCCATTTTTTTCACAATATTTTTTTAACATTTCGTGATGTTTCTCACTGATTTTTACGTTTTTCTGATTGTTTTCCATGTAAAAGATATAAAAAGATAATTATATATCTTTTTTAAAAAAGTAGCGAAATCTTTGATAAAAACAAAGATATTTATAAGATAAGTAATAAATAAATTAACCAAACAAATTAAATGGCAAGTAATAACAGAGTTTTCGTATCTCCAGGTGTTTATACCTCAGAGGTAGATTTAACATTCGTAGCGCAAAGTGTAGGTGTAACAACATTGGGTTTAGTAGGTGAGACTTTACAAGGTCCTGCTTTTGAACCAATTTTATTATCTAACTTTGGTAATTACAAATCATATTTTGGTGCAACGTCTCCTGAAAAAGATGGTGTGGGAAATCCAAAGTATGAATTAGGATATGTAGCAAAATCCTATTTACAAGAGTCTAATCAGCTTTTTGTAACAAGAGTTTTAGGATTAACTGGCTATAACCCAAATAAATCATTTGGTATCGTTTCTCAAGGCGGTATTATAGTAGAACATTTAGAAGAGATTTTAGCTAGTACATATACAGGAAATACGGCGTCAAACTTCAGTTTCGACCCAACTAACCCATCGGCTTCTGATATCTATGTGGATTTATCAGGTGTTACCGCATTTAACGGTATGCCAATTTTAGATTATATTAGTGAAACTTATAGTGGATTAACATCTTCAGATAGTGGAAAATGGTTTGCAATTGGATTTATACCTGCTGCAGATCCAATTTTCGTATCATTAAATCGTACAAAAGAAAAGGTTTCACCTTTAACAGGAAAAATTTATACACAAAATGAAAATAGACAAGAGTGGTATAATACATGTTTTCGTGAATCTGTTCCTGGTGATGAAACTACAATTTATGATGTAGCAAGTTATCTATTTAGATGGACAGGCGGTACGGTATTTGATGGGGAAAGATTTGAATTTTTAGCATCTATGGATTCTGATTATGATAATGTGGTAGTTGCAGATTTAAGATCTAGAGGACGTTATACACAACAAACATTAAACTTAGAAGTAACTGATAGTTCAAAAATTACTTTAACTGATACTGGTGGAATACAATTTAACGCATTAGCTGAATTTCAAATTGATGTAACAGGTGCAACTGGTGGACACAAATCTTTTACAGTTTCTTTAGATCAAACATCTTCAAAGTTCATTACAAAAGTTTTAGGTGCTAGTGTATACGATCAATCACATATTGATCATCCAATTTATGTACATGAAGTTTACCCTAACTGGTTAAAAAATGCTTTTGAACAAGGTAAAATTAGAGGTTTACAACTTTCATATGAAATTGATGACGCGTCAACTGACTTTTTAACTGAATATGATACTCCAATGACATCGACAGTTGTTTCTGAGGTTCGTGGTGGTAAAGTTGATGATTTATTTAATGTCATTACAATTTCAGACGGTGAATCAGCTAATCAACAAGTAAAAATTACAATTCAAAATATTAATTTAGATTCAGGTGAATTTGATTTATTAGTACGCGATTTTAATGATACAGATGATAACGTCGTTGTATTAGAGAAATATTCAAGATGTTCAATGAATCCTGATGTTGCTGGTTACATTGCAAGAAAAATTGGTACTTCAGATGGTGAATACACATTAAATTCAAAATATATTATGTTAAATATGGCAGAAAATGCACCAGTTGATGCCGTTCCTGCAGGATTTAAAGGATTCACAAGTAAGAATAGTTTTGGAGATAATAGTAAATTAGGTGCCGTAACATATAAAACAAATTATTTTGATGCAGGTGAGACTATGTATTACAAAGCAGACGGAACTCCGGTTTTATCTAGCGGTGATAAATTCAAAAAGGTTTCTTTAGGTTTATCAAGCCAATTAGCTTTCACATATGATAACGATTTATTTAAATATAAAGGAATGAGCGCAGCTGGAACCACAAAAGGTTTCCATTTATCAACTAATGCTTCAACTATCACAGGTACTACTTATATCACAACAAGTTATGATTTAGAAGGACAAAGCGATCCTACAAATAATAAATTAACAAATATTAACTATCGTAAGTTTACATTTGCACCATTTGGTGGATTTGATGGATGGGACATTTATAGAGATGTAAGAACAAATACTGATCAGTACATTTTTAACACCCATACCTATATTTCAGGTAATACAAATAATGGTGGTGTTTTCAGCCCAACTGTTGGAAATTCAGATTAT